ATAAGATGGATAATGTAGTTGATAAACTAAGTGAAATGTTGGATGAAGTGGAAACAGTTAAAGAGTATTATAGTAATGAAAAGGTAATTGTTAATTCTAAACTTAAAGAGGTCGAAGACTTGATTCTACCGCTCCTAAATAATTTGATGAAGAATAAAGAAAAAGAATACATCTTCTGGCCTAATAGAGAAGCAATCATTACACAGCAGATAGAGCGTATTACGAGCATTACGAGAACAGAGATATGAAAGACACAGTAGTTTTTACATTTGGTAGATTTAATCCACCAACAACTGGACACGAAAAGTTAATAGAAAAAGTTGCCGCAGTCGCTAAAAACGAGAGTGCGGATTTTATGGTCTTTCCAAGCCATTCTCAAAATCCTAAAAAAGACCCATTAACTCATAAAGACAAAATATCGTTTATGAAAAAAATGTTTCCAAAATATTCTAGAAACATTATAAACAACAAGAAGGCAAAGACTGCAATCGATATTGCAACTATGTTATATGAAATGGGATATAAATCTTGTACTATGGTTGTAGGTGGAGATAGACTTACCGAATTTAAAACTCTACTCAACAAATATAATAGTGTCAAGGGTAGACACGGTTTTTATGATTTTGAAGGTGGTATTAGTGTAGTATCTGCTGGAGAAAGAGATCCAGATGCAGAAGGTGTTACTGGTATGTCAGCATCTAAAATGAGAGCAGCAGCTGCTGCAAATGATTATGATAGTTTCAAAAATGGTTTGCCTAATAAATTCGAAAAAACAACAGGTAAAAAATTGTTTGATGTTTTGAGGAAGTCTATGAATATCAGTGAAGAACTTGCTACATTTTTAGATTCTGTAAACGGAGATTTATCAGAATTTTTAGAAACCGATTTTGTGGAGTGTGTGGACGATGCAGATGATAACGAATTATATGAGTCAGTATACAAAGAGTTTTTTGCAGAAAGAAGAGTTGCACAAGACAAAGATATCGAAGACAGAAAAGGTACGCAACCTAAAAAATACTACGCAAAAGATGCCGATGGCGATGAAATGTCTAAATCGACAAAACAAGCGAGAGCAAGACATTTTGCGAAGAAAAAATCAGGCCCTGCGCCAGGCGATGCAAATGCAAAAACTAAAGAATCAGAACACACCAAAAAGTACAGACAGATGTATGGTGAAGCTCTTGATAAACCTTACGCAATAAAATGGGAATATTTAAAACCAAAAGGCCCTTCGAGCGCTATCGCAAAACTTGATGATGGTAGTGCGTTAGATATTCATATCAGTGAAGATCCAGATGGCATTTATGAGATAGAATTTGCAAGAGGCCAATCTAAAAAGAACATGGCTCGAACTGGTCAAGGTGATGAGTTTAGAATTTTTGCAACAGTCCAAGCCGCTATGTTAAAATGGTGGAAACAATTAGACAAAACTAGTGCCAGAAAAATAACTTTTTATGCAAATAAACAAGACGGTAATAGAGCAAGACTTTATAAAAGATTTTTAAAGATGTGGGGAGCAAAATCTAAATGGGATATCGAAGTTAATGGTAATGCCAAACCAGGCCTTGTGGCGTATACTTTAACCAATCCGACCCCTGAGAAATCCAAGAATGATAAAAAAACATTTATGCAAAAATTGTTTAGGAAAGAAGAAGTAATAGAAGAAGGCAATCAAATGGGATTGATTGGATTGAAACAGATTAAAGCATTTGAGAAAGTAGTAGATCAACTATTTAAAAAGTTTGATATCGATTTCAATTTTACAAGACACTTTGGTGATAGAATGGATGACGATAGAAACAATCCAAACATCACAATGAAAGAACTTGCTGATTTTATTAAGAAAGTATATGCAAAAAAGGGCAAGTCTATCAAAGGTATGGCTGGTGCTGAAGCAGTACTAAAGGATATTCAAACTGATATCAATATTCCTGTTGCTATCACTTATGATAGAACTAATGATGAATTTGATGTTGTAATGAAAACTATCATGCGTAAGAAAAATTTCAAAACGCCTGATAAAGTTATTAAATATGAAGAAAGAGATTATAAAAAAGAGCGTGAACAGTATCATGGAACACCAGAGCAAATGGAGAAAAACCGAGCCAGAAAACGTGCAAGATACGCAATGGAAAAGGCTGGTAAGGCAAAGCGTGGCGATGGCAAAGATGTACACCATAAAGATAATGATCCATTAAATAACGATCCAAAAAACTTGAGTTTGGTATCTCGACATTATAATAGAAAGGAACCTAGAATGAGAAAAGAGTCTCCAGATTATATCGAAGAAATTTCTAATATGCGCCGCATGAAATTGGTTAATAAAATCAAAAATTCTGGCGTTGTTAAAAAAGGTTCTATGTCAAAAGATGACAAAAAGAAAGACAAACAGGAAGGTGCTGGACATTCTGCTGCACAAAGAGCAGCGATAGCAATTTCTAAAAAAGAAAAGGCCGGAAAGCCAGGCTATGATTCAGAAGGTAAAAGTCTGAAAAAAGAGGCTGATGGATGCTGGAATGGATATAAACAGGTAGGTATGAAAGAGAAGAACGGTAAGATGGTTCCAAATTGTGTTCCAGAAAGCGTAGCAGAAGCACTTGCATCCAATCAAGAACTGATGAACAAAGCAGCTCTTGATGCTCTTCATAAAGTAATCAAATCTAAAGGAAACAAATCTTCATTGAAATCATATGCATTTGATATTGCCAAATCATTCAGAGGAATGAAGGGTAAGGATTTAGAAAATTTATATAAAAAATCTATTAATGCAAATTATAAAGAAGAAACTGACCTAGAAGAAAAGAAGATTGATGGATTGGTAAAAAAAGCAGATAAGTCTGGTATTTCATATGGTATTTTAAAAAAGGTATATGATAGAGGAATGGCTGCATGGAAAACTGGCCATCGCCCAGGCACAACACCACAGCAGTGGGCGTTTGCAAGAGTCAACTCTTTTCTTACCGGCGGTGGTGCAAGAAAGGCAGATAATGACCTTTGGCAGAAACGAAAATAAATTATAAATAGTACAAAAACAATCGGAGAACCCAATGTCTAGAAAAGATATTCCAGAAGAAATTTTAGATGATGATGTTGCAGATTTCATCGGCGCAGCATCTGCAGCAAAAAGAGCAGGTAAGAAGAAGTTCACCTTTGGCGGAAAAGAATATCCAGTAACTATCAGCGGTGATGTTGCAAAACAAGTAGAAGAAAAACTTCCATGTCCTAGCTGTAACGGTAAGGGTTGCGAACTTTGTAAAAATAAAGGCAATCTTGAAGGTAAAGGTGTTAAAGATGCAGAAGGTGTTACAACATCTGCAAAAATGGGAGATGCGAAATCAGAAGAACTTACATCAGATGCAAGACGCAAAGCATTCAGAGAGAAGCTTTTAAAATTGGGTTATAAAAAGAAAACCAATGAAGAACGCCTATTGGAAAAAATGGGTAAATCGTCAACTGGATATGAACTATATCATAAAGATTTTTCTAGTGCAATGAAACATGCATATGATTTTGCTAAGAAAAAGTTTGGAATCGAAATTGATCCAGATGAAATTGACGATAAAGTTGCCATGGGCCCTAAAAAACCATCTAATGGAAAAACTAATTCGTATCGTTTGATGGGTACTGATAAGAAGGGTAAATCTAGAGGCGTTCAAATTCAAGTTGCAAACTTGGATAATAAAAAATATGAACTTAATATGTATAAAGAAGAAGTCGAATTGGAAGAAGCCAAGGACGAATTCGAACCACATATGATGTATGATCCAAAGACAGGCAAAGGTTACAAAGCAGAAAAACCAGAAGATCATGAACGCATGAAAAAACTGGGATATTCTCACGAAAAACCAGAAATGAATGAAGCAATGAAAAACACTCATGCACTAATCGATACTGCAGACGGTAACAAAGTTGTTGCAATGGCATCTAGTGAAAAGGGTGTTAAGCAGTCTAGATCTTCTGCACATTTGCCACCTATGTCGATCAAGAATAAGAACACCTTAAAGATTGTTACTCTTACAAAACCACAGAGCCAAAAAGCATCCGAAAAAATGATTGGAAGAGCCTTACCGTCAAATATGGATAAGTTTCCAACTAATGTTAGTGCATCTCAGGGCAAGAGAATGGGGGAACAACTTCTTGCAACAATCAGAGCAAAACATAAACAAGAAGATCTGGAAGAGAACAAAAAATCTGCCCTAGCGAAAAAACTTGCGAAGGCCTCTGCTGTTACTAAAAAGGGTAAAGATAAAGTAACTTTGAAGAAAGCTCCTTGGGATAAAAAAGAAGAAGTCCAAGAGACACCTTTAGACGAAGGTAAAATGTCACCAGATCAGATTGCAAAACTGAAACAGGGTTACGAGTCTTTAAGAGGTAAAAAAATCTCAGCTCAAATGGGAATGAAAATTTCTAGGGAACTTGAAAAGTTGGACAAGAGTGCAGCAATGGAAATCGCAAAGGCAGATATTCCTTTTGTATCCACACTTGCAATTAATAAACTGATGATGAATTTTAATATGTCAGGTTCTGCAATTAGAAAACTCATTGGTGAATCAGTAGAAGAACTTGTAGAGTTGACAAAGGCAGAAAAAGATCTTATCTCTAAGATGTACGATAAAAAAGGTAATCTAACGCCGCTAGGTAAGAAGGTTATGGACCATGGAAAAACAGAAGAACTTTCACCAAAACAAAAGAAAATAGATTCTAATAAAAATGGAAAAATTGACGGTTCCGATCTTGCAAAATTGAGAACTAAGAAAGAAGAAGTTGAGATGACTGAGGCTGAGGGTGGTATGAAACTTTTAGATGCTGCTTCAGAATTAGAAAAGTATGCAAAAAAGAATGGTGGTATTGATAAAAAAGACTTTATGAAGGCTGTTCAAATGCTGAAAAAAGGACTTACTTCTAAATTAGTTCAATTCGTAGATAATTTGGACACAGAACCAAGAGAAAAGATTGTTGATGTAGTTGCAAATCATATTGGTGTTAAAGCAACAGAAAAAATGTTTAAAGTAAGATTTAACAATAGAAGTGAAGAAGTTGAGCTTGATGAAGGTAGAAAACAAATTCTTGCACATGGTGGAAAGGGTCAATATAAAGTAGTCAGTACTGATGGTGCAGTCGATGTTGTTTTCAAGGGTAAGGTAGTAGGTAAAGGTGACTATGATAGAGGTGCAGATTCTTTCTTTATCAGTATGAAGGGTCAAAAAGGACAAAAATCTTTTGATGACGCTCAAGATATCGCCGATTATTTTGCAAAAAATAAAATTAAAGAAGATATGGACACATTTGATGTAGAAGCACTAATCGAATCTGCTGACAAAAAAGATGCAGCAGAAATGAAAGAAATAGTCCTTGCAATGAACCCTAAATATAACACCAAGCAAGTACAACAAGAAGTAGAAAAAATGGCGATGGAAAAATATAAAAATAAAACCAGAGCTAAGAAAATTGCTAGTCACGTAAAATAGGAGAACTAAAATGTCACTACCAAAATGGGCAACCCCAGCAAAATGGATGAAGGATGCAGTAGCAACTGACCGTGGTTGGGTAAACGAAAAAACTGGTGAAATGTACAAGGCGCACAGAGATTTGAAAACTAAAATCGCTGCTCTCGCACCTAAGAAAACAAAACCAGCACCAGCACCGGCTGCAGAAGCACCAAAGAAGAAGACTTCTAAGAAAAAAGAAGACTAATATATAATTTAAAGAGTAATAATGGATAACTTTGAAATTTTGAATGAAAACAATGTTTTCAACTACCAAATGAAATCTTATGATAATCCACAGTGTCATAGCATGGAAGAGTTTCTTGACGATATGAAACGTATCAAATATGTCAAGAGACTCTTTCACAAATATCATACTAAAGATGTATTGAAAGAAAGATTAATTATAAATCACTTGGTCGTGTTGTTTAATGTTTTGGGAAACGAACCTTGTAATAGGATATTGTTCTTGAAGATTGATAAAAGTCAACACTACATACTGGCTAGTTTTCTATCTTGGTTAAATAAATTGCCAGATGTGGTTGTAGGAATAGAAGGCCGAATGATAAATTTAGAAGACATTGTTCTTGATAAATATATATTAGACACACTAGAGAGAAAAATTTAATGGCCTCTGTATTTAACGCATATCTTGCATATCAGTTTATAAAACTTCTGACAACGCCTTGGGAAGAAACCGAAGCGTTCAAGAATGGTGTGATCGATGCAACTGGTAAGCAGTTAAAAAAGACAGGAGAGTTAAAGACTCAAGAACAAAAAAAGTCTTTTACTATTTTCCATAAAATTATTTTTAACTTGAAAAGAATATTATCAAAATTTCCGGGCGGCAAATCTAGAATTGCATCCTATGCAGCTGCAATGGCACTCTTAAAGGAAAACAGGGAAAACCTGAGAGAAGATGATCTAGAGTTATTAGAAAATCTTTTGATTGATTATATCAATAAACAAGAAGAAAACTTATATGAGAGTGGTATGTTAATGGAAGACATTGCCAACTCCGTTGGAGATGCATCTAATTTAGGTAACTTTATACAAGATCCATATAAGTTTTCTGGAATGAAAATATTTAAAGTAGATCCTGATAGCTATAGTAAATTTATGAAAGGTAAGAAGAAATATTCTAGATGGGATGCATTTATTCGTAGAGAAGATGCTATACATATCCGTCAATATATTAAAAATAACCCGAAGAAACGAATTGTCCTACAGGATGAAAAATTTGGAAGTATGATTATTTTACAAAGAGATTTATGATGTTTGGTGTATTGAATGGTGCAAAAATTGCAGTACTAGTTGCCACAGCAACAGCGGTAGGTATAGGTTATTGGTACATACAAAAATTACAAACAGACTTAAAAATCATGCAACAAAACCAAGTTGTTTTGGAAACTGCTGTAGAATCTAAATCTTCTGAGATTGAAAGATTGAATGAGAATATTCAAGAAATCAAAGAAGTAAACACCCGAATAAAAACTCAAAGTGATGCATTGAATGCAGAAGTTTCTACGCTTAGAAATAAGTTGTCGGAACATGATTTGGGGTTTTTGGCGGAAAATAAACCTGGCCTTATTGAAAAGATCATAAATAAAGACATACAGAAAAACCTTAGAGAAGGTTTAAAAGAGATTATGGAAAATGACTGATGAATAAATATATTTTAATACCAATTATATTAATGTTAAGTGCTTGTACTAGTTTTAATGAAGAAAAGATTGTAACACAAGAAGTCTATATAGAAAAGACGCCATTAGATTTAAACATGCCGTCTTCTGTTGAGTGGAGAGATTTTGAATTCGTTGTAGTAACACCAGATAATTATGAAGAAGTTTTGAAAGAATTAAGAGATAGCGGAAAGAGTACTGCTCTGTTTGCATTGAACGAAGATTCTTATGAGAACTTATCTATTGTAGTTACTGATATGAAACGGTATATGGGCGAACAAAAAGTTATTATCATGGAATATAAAAATTATTATGAAAAAGAAAATAAGGAATAAAAGATGGATACTCAAAGTCCACAGGCTACTCGTTTAGATAGAATTGAAGAAAAAATTGATCGCTTATCAGAAGCGATGATTTCAATTGCTCGCGCTGAAGAAAAACTTGTAGCAATGGAAGCAAAATATTCTCATCAATATGACAGAATGAATCGGTTTTCTGAAAAATTGGATACGCTGACTATCAAAGTTGAAGAGAATGCTAGAACATCTGCTGTATTTCAGAAGGCCTTTTGGGTATTTTTCACTGCACTGATCGGCGGACTTGTTGCAAATTTTTATATGATGACCTAATAGAAAAATCTTGACATATCCCATCAAATAGTGTATTATCTACTTTATACATGTAAAGTGGAGTTGTGATGCTGTATATCGATAGAGCTTATATTCAAAGATTATCCCCACAATTAGAAGGTTTTGTGCAGAAGAAGAATAATCTGTATAATTGTCGTTGTCCGTTGTGTGGTGATTCTCAGAAAAAAACCTACAAAATGCGTGGGTTTATTTACGAAAAAAAGAATAACTTTAGATATATGTGTCACAACTGCGGCGCTGGCATGTCTTTCGCCAATTTCTTAAAAAGCCAGAATGTATCTTTGTATGAAGAATATGTAATGGAAAAGTGGAAAGAGGGTAAGGCAAACGCAGGCTCACACAATCACGAAAAAGAAGTTAAATATGACTTTGATTTTAAACCTAAGTTTTCTACGAAATGTCAGTTTGATTATGGAGAAAGATTGACTGATCTTCATACATCACATCCGGCTAGGCATTATTGCGATAAGAGAAAACTTCCAAAACTAGATGTTCTTTACTATACACCAGATTTTAAATTTGTTGTGGATAAAGTATCAAAAGGACATAACATACCAAAAAATGAAAAACGAATTGTAATACCTTTTTTCAATGAAAAGTGTGAACTTATTGCTTTACAGGGTAGAAGTCTAGATCCAAAAAATTCATTGAGATATATCACTATTAAGGTTAAAGATGTTCCTAAAGTATATGGACTAGATAGAATAGATCCAGAAAAAACAGTGTATATAACCGAGGGCCCATTCGATTCTCTCTTTTTGGATAACTCTTTGGCCATGGCGGGCAGTGATGTAGACAAATCTTACTTTTCATCATTTTCGGATATAGTTTTTATATACGATAATGAACCAAGAAATCGTGAAATTGTCAAAAAAATCGAGAGTACTATTGATGCTGGTTTCTCTGTTTTTCTGTGGCCAGAAAAAATTAAAGAAAAAGATATTAATGATGTAATACTGTCAGGAATGGACACATTAGAATTGCAGAGCATTATAAGTAAGAATACCCATAAAAGTTTGGAAGCCAAACTCAAGTTGGCATCTTGGAAAAGATGTTAAAAAATCATAAAAATACAATATATAAAGAGGAAAAGAGATGCTAAAAGTAGTTCAAAGTAATAAAGATTCCGATGCAAGAAATATCATGTCTCAGTCAAAATTCTATGAGGCATATAGTAGATGGATTGAAGAAGAAGAAAGATATGAGTCGTGGGATGAGTCTGTGAAAAGAGTCATGGACATGCATAGAAATTATTATAAAGATGTAATGACGCCGGAATTGGGTTTACTTATTGACGAAGCTGAGTCTCTTTATAAGTTGCAATATACTCTTGGCGCACAGCGTGCTTTGCAGTTTGGTGGGGATCAATTGCTGAAACATCAAATGCGTATGTATAATTGTACATCTTCATATGCGGATCGTGCAGCATATTTTCAAGAGCTGTTCTATATTCTTTTGTGTGGTGCTGGTGCAGGATTCTCTGTGCAGAAACATCATGTTGCAAAGATTCCACAGATTGCAGAAAGAAAGAAACAGGCAAAGGGTTGGAAGGTAGAAGACTCTATTGAAGGTTGGGCAGATGCACTTGGTGTTCTTATGTCTTCATATTTTGTAGGTGGTGGTACATTTCCAGATTTTGAAGGTCGTAAAGTATATTTTGACTTGTCTGAGATCCGCCCACAAGGTGCAGAAATTTCTGGTGGGTTCAAAGCACCAGGCCCAGAACCTCTTAGAAAAGCACTTGATAAGATTGAACATTTGTTGCAATCTCTTGTGCTAGCAGGCTCATCTGAATTGCGCCCTATCCATGTGTATGATATCTCAATGCATGCCGCTGACGCAGTTTTAGCAGGCGGTGTGAGGCGCTCTGCAACTATATGTCTGTTCTCTAAGGATGATGAAGAAATGATGGTTGCCAAGACAGGTAATTGGTTCATTGACAATCCGCAACGCGGCCGTTCGAATAATTCTGCAGTAGTGGTGAGATCTGAAATCACAAAGTCTGAGTTTTCCGATCTAATGAAACCAATCAAAGAGTTCGGTGAGCCAGGATTTTACTTTGTAGATAACACAGAACATACAACAAACCCATGTGTAGAAATTGGAATGTTTCCACAAATCGATGGGGAGTCGGGATGGCAGGGATGCAATCTTACAGAAATTAATGGTGGTAAGTGTACATCCAAAGAAGAATTTTTGAAAGCATGTCGTGCTGGATCTATAATGGGAACATTGCAGGCCGGTTACACAGATTTTAAATATTTAAATAATACTACTCAAAGAATTTTTGAAAGAGAAGCATTATTGGGCGTATCTGTGACTGGTTGGATGAATAATCCAGAAATTCTTTTGGATCCAGAAGTTCAAAAGGAAGGTGCTGAGATGGTTAAGAAAGTAAACAAACAAGTTGCAGACTTAATTGGTATCAATCAGGCTGCTAGAACTACTTGTGTAAAACCATCTGGTAACGCATCTGTATTGTTGCAAACTGCTTCTGGTATTCATGCAGAACATTCTCCAAAATATATTCGCCATGTGCAGATGAATAAGGATGCTGAAGTGGCCCAATTGATTGCACAGACAAATCCATACATGGTTGAAGAGTCTGTCTGGTCGAGCAGTAGAACCGACTACTGCATTGGTTTCCCTGTACTTTCTCCAAGAGGTTCTTTGTATAAGGAAGACCTCTATGGAACAGATTTGTTGAAGAAAGTTCAGTTAGTTCAGCAGAATTGGGTAGAGAGTGGTACGAATGAAGAACTTTGTGCAGACCCTACTGTGCGACATAATGTGTCTAATACTGTGACAGTTGCCCCACATATGTGGACTGAAGTAGAAGATTATCTGTATGAGAATAAAGATTATTTTGCTGGAGTTTCATTTCTTTCTGGTTCTGGTGATAAAGATTTCCACCAAGCTCCAATGACAGAAGTGTTAGATGAAGATGAGATCGTTGCAAAATATGGCAGAGGTGCAATGTTTGCCGCTGGTTTAATTGTCGATACACGTAAAGGATTTGATAACCTGTGGGAAGCAACAAGTATTGCTCAAATGCCACCAGAATATGCCGGAGAAGTTTCTGATTTACGCGCAGAATGGATTCGTAGGTTTCAGAAGTTTGCAGACAATTATTTCAGTGGAGACACAAAAGAAGCAGAATATTGTTTGAAAGATGTGTTTTTGCTCCACAAGTGGACGAAGATACAGCAAAACTTAAATCCTATCGACTTCAATACACAACTAGAAACTAAAAAGTATACCGATATCGATACTATGGGCGCTGTTGCATGTCAAGGTGGTGCTTGTGAGATCACTTTTTAATTATTCTAAATACACAAGAATAATTGGGGGAGAATACTTTTGAAAACATTAGGCTGCAATGAATGTGCTGGTGAATTTTCGATTGAAACACTAAACAGCGAAGAAGTTCGTTTTTGTCCTGTCTGTGGAGAGGCTCTTGAAGACTTTATAAATATAGAGGAAGAGCTTGACATGGATGAGGATGAATGGTTAGAAGAGTAGGTGGAATTGATTATAGTTTAACATGCCCAGCGGTATGTATTTACGAAGGCGAGAAAGAAGATTTTGATTTTGAAAATTGTCAACTTTTCTTTCTCGCCAACCAAAAAAAATATGAGGATTTTCAGTATAAGAATATTGAGGGTTCTCAACAAATAAAAAAATACGAATTGCCAGAAGAAAGATATGACTTTATATCAGATTGGGCGATGGACATTTTAATTTCTCACAACATAGAACAAATTGCAATAGAGGATTATAGTTATGGTTCTCAGGGGAAAGTTTTTCATATTGCTGAAAATACTGGATTATTGAAATGGAAAATGTGGAATGCTGATATGAATTATAGTTTATTGGCACCAACAGTAATAAAAAAATTTGCTACTGGTAAAGGTAATGCAAATAAAGAAAAGATGTATGAATCATTTTTGATAGAGACATCTAGAAATCTCAACGAAGAATTAGAAATAAAATCAGAAAAGATAGGAAATCCTGTCTCTGATATTGTAGATTCTTTCTACATTTGTAAAATGGCACTTGATATATAAAGGAGATAATTTTGTCAAGAGATATAATTGAAAAAGAAGATCGTATAGCAATGAATGAGTGGCTAAAGAAAAATAAGGTTTCTGTATGCCCTCCATATTTAAAGACGGATGATGAATTGATAGTCATGAAACATCCAAGAAAAAGAAAAAAGAGCTCTTGACATCTGACATCACATTTGGTATATTAAATTGTAACAAAGAGAAAGATGATTCGCTATGACACAGACTGATACAGAATTTATGACAGAAATGAACTACTTCGATACATATGGCAACGGTTGTGGATTCGAGACACGGTGGTCTATATATGGCGAAAATATTCAAATGGGCAATGAACATCCTTTCAAAACTCCTATGGTAATTCAAAACAAATGCGATGTGTGGGGATATGATGCCTCTGCAATATGCACTGGTAAAACTTGGGGGGATATATGGCAGGCATGTGATGCAGTCATACGCAATTCATATGATAACGAAGGAAACCAAGACCATCATATCTTTATTGAAGATTTAGAATCTGTTGGTGATGGTGTTTGGAATTTGGTGACTGGTTCATGAATATTTTTAGACTTAATGATGACCCTGCTATTGCAGCAAGAGAACAATGCGATAAACATGTAGTCAAAATGATTGTGGAGAGCGGCCAAATGCTTTCCACAACACATCGTATGCATGATGGATGGTTAACTAAGCGGCCGTCCAAATCGGGCAAGACGATGGTGAAATATTATGTACATCCAGAAGAAGATATGGAAGATATCTTATACAAAGCTGTGCATTTCAATCATCCATCTACTGTGTGGACTGGTGAATCGAAACAGAATTATATGTGGCACTTCAGACATTTTGTAGAATTGTGTCATGAATATTCTTATCGATATGGAAAAGTGCATGAGACAGAAAAACTTATTCCATATCTCGCAACCCCACCTAAAAATATAACTGCATGGGAAGAAACTCCATTTAAATTGGCCATGAAGTCAAATCCAGAATGTATGTTTCCAGAAGATCCAGTAAAGTCCTATAGATTATTCTATCAGACAAAACAAGATCGTTTCAAGATGGTGTGGAGTAAACGACAAATTCCAGAATGGTTTCGAAAAAGTCCTTGACAAACCTTGGCGAATGTGTTATAAGTAATAATGTAAACAATATAGAGATAAAACTATGATCTTGATAGACCTAAGTCAAGTTATTATATCGAACCTAATGACCCAAGTGGGCCCTAAAACGGATGAAATCGATGAAGGCTTGATACGACACATGATACTTAATAGTATTTTGAAAGTCAAAAAGAAACATGCAGCAGAGTATGGAAACATCGTAATCTGTTGTGATAATAAAAACTACTGGAGAAAGGATGTTTATCCTTACTACAAATTTTCACGTAAGAAAGAGCGTGAGTCTTCTGGTATTGACTGGAGTTTAATCTTCAATACAATGAATGAAATGAAATCTGATCTGCGTGAAATTTTTCCTTATAAAATTATCGAAATAGAACGGGCGGAAGCTGATGATATCATTGCTACATTGACACAAACCTATGCGCCCTTTGAAAAAATCCTTATCATGTCTAGTGATAAAGACTTCAAACAATTGCAGAAGTATCCTAATGTTTCTCAGTATAGTCCTATACAAAAGAAATTTCTAGTAGAAAAGAATCCTCAAAAGTATCTGCGTGAACATATTATTCGCGGAGATAAATCAGATGGCGTTCCCAACTTTTTGAGTGATGATGAAGTGTTTGTAGAAAATCGCAGACAGAAACCCATCACTAAAAAGAATATTACCGAATGGCTAGATCTGTCTAGAAATCCCGAAGATTTTTGTGATGCAAATATGCTAAAACGATGGAAGCGTAACGAGTCTCTTGTAGACTTAACTAAAGTTCCCGATGAAATTAGAAATAACATTCTAGAACAATTTGAAAACGATCCAAAAGGAGACATGAAGAAAGTATTTGACTATTTTATAAAGAATCGTATGATGTTATTGATGGAAGAAATCGATGCATTTAAGGAGCAGAAATATAAATCTTATCATGATTTAGATGTAATGAGGACAGCATGAAAGAAAAGAATAAGAACTACAAGTGTTACTCCAAAGTAACTCCAATCGTTTTTCGTGACCATTGTTATGGTTTCGAAGTAAAAGTAACCGAAGTCAACAGTGTTTGGTCACAAGACGGCCGATCAGTGATTTCTAAAAAGTTCTTTGTTGACGAAACAAAGGCAACTGAATACGCAGATAGCGTTAGAGTGTAATAGGTTGGCCGCGTGATGGAATGGTAGACATAACAGACTTAAAATCTGTGGCCTTAATGGCGTGGCGGTTCGAGTCCGCCCGCGGCTACCATGCGCCTGTAGTTCAACGGTAGAACCTGCCGCTCATAACGGTTATGTTGTCAGTTCGAATCTGGCCGGGCGTACCATTTTATAAGTGAAGATATGAAAAATACACCATATGACAATGACAATTATGCTGAGATGTATGACGAAAGATATTTACATGCATCAAGCACTAAGCAGATCATTAATTATGAATTAGAAATCCTAGAAGAATTTATGGTAAATAAATCTTCTTGGATGGATGTTGCATGTGGAACTGGATATGAACTAAAAAATGCTTCTGGAAATATTTCTAGATATGGATTAGATCAATCTTCAAAGATGATTGATGTTGCATTAAAAAGAACTGGCCATGAAGTAGATTTTACTATTGACAATTTACTAAACCATGTAGTAAAAAGTAAATATGATTTAGTGACAAATTTCTGGTATGGATATATCCACCAATCTTCTTTAGAAGAGGTAGAAATATTTTTCAAAAAAATGGTTGAAATGACAAAAGATGGGGGAGATATATTTGTAGCGATCTGCAATCCTTGGGGAATATTCAGTAATTATGAATATAAATGGGATTCGATTTATAATAATAACGACATGACGCTTGATGCGATTGTTTGGTCTTCTAAAATAAAAGATACCACACACGAATATAAGCATTGTCATGCTCCCCATCCACAATTAATATGTAACTGGATATCTCCGCATTTTGAAGAAACTATACGAGTGGACTATCCCACTGAACCGAAAAGATTCGGATTTTTATTTAAACAAAAAAGGTGAAGAAGATGAAAAACTATATTATTGCCACAGCGCTGGCGACATTCGCAACACAAGCAATGGCAACAGAGTATGCAACAATTACTAATGTTTCTCCTAATTATCGACAAGAAACTATTAACACACCAATTCAACGATGTGATATTGTAGATGTTCCAGTCTATGGAAATGTTGGTGGTGGTAATGGTGCCAGTTCTAGTGACATTCTTGGTGGAATGATTATTGGTGGATTGCTTGGTGGAACCGCATCTGGAAAAGATAGTGGTGCAGCTGCAGGAGCAGTTATTGGTGGTTTGATTGCAAATGATAATGCAAACCGACCAAAGCAAGGAATTGTTGGGTACAAGCAACAACAACAATGCACTACTGAATATCAGTCAACAATTACTAATGTAGTCAAGAACTACACCATTCGATATGATTGGAACGGTGTTGTTGGAAAAAGCTACACATATAACAAATACAATGTGGGCGACAGAATTCCAGTAACTATTACAATTAATGCTAATTAGGCCCTTGACATTTCGCTTCGAATCGATTATATTATATATGTAATCAAGAGAAAAGGAATCATATTATGAACACTCAAATCGAAACCCTTTTAGAAAACATCAAACAAGACTATTTCAATTGGACTAGTCAAAACGGCACTAAAGAATTGTCTGAACATAACTATACTATGATCGAACAATTCAATGACGGATTGACTGTTAATGTTGGTAACAAATACATCAAAGTTATTTCCAATAATTCTGTTTGGGGATTTGTTGTCAATACTGAAAATGACAAAAAATTCAAAAATGGTGATATTCTAAAAGCAGCTGGTTGGAATGCTCCAGCTCGGAATGCTGCTCGGGGAAATGTTTTTGAGGATTACAGTATTGCATGGACAGGGCCTCACTATTTGAAATAGGCCATTGACACTTCACTGCGAATTGTTTATAGTATAGGAGTAATAAGAAAGAAAATAATGATAGCTCAAAAAAATAAAACAATATTAGTTGACTGTGACGGCGTACTCCTTGATTGGGAGTACGCCTTTGACTGTTGGATGCATCGGCATGGATATAGTGTCGAAGTTGAAGACGAATACAAAATGAATATCAAGTATGGACTTGAAAAATCTGAAGCCAAACGGTTGGTTCGGATGTTCAATGAATCTGCTTGGATTCGGAAATTGCCTCCCCTTCGGGATGCGATTAAATATGTGAAAAAACTTCACGAAGAACATGGATATATTTTCCATGCGATTACTAGTTTAAGTAACGATCAATATTCGCAACACTTACGGACTAAAAACCTTCGGGAATTGTTTGGTGATAGTGTCTTTGAACGGTATGTTTACCTTGACACTGGTGCTGACAAAGATGAAGCTTTGTTAGAGTATTCTGGTTGTGGATGTTATTGGGTGGAAGACAAACCTGAGAATGCAGACCTTGGTTTGCGGATGGGGTTAGAGAGTCTTCTGGTTGCTCATGGACACAATGCTTACTATTCTGGTGATGCAATTCGAGTTCAAAACTGGAAAGAAATCTACGGATTGATTACTGGTTAAGAAGGTAGATTGAGCTGTAAGACATGATCTGCAGTAGGACAGATAATATAAAAACATGATTGATTTTGTGCCAAGCGAATGCTGTGAATATTGTCAATCGCGTCATAAGTTCCAGCAACATCCTCTACAACCATTCCTGCAAATATTTCCTGTGCTGGATTTGGATTCGCTGTTGATAAGTCATATGGAGTTGTAAGATTCCATTGTTTGATAAAATCCATAGAGGAAAATGAAAATGCTACAAAAGCTTGGAGTCCTGTATTTGAAAAAGTAATTCCTCGACAATCATCATTGGCCGGATCGGCCAACCCCAAATCTGTTAGTGGTACAATACTCGCATCCGCAACATTACTAATTGTAGTAAGGTCAAATGGAGTTGATAACGTAAATTGACTAATTGCTCCATAATTATCAGAGACTCTATTTTTCGTAACTAAATATATTTTAGTTCCGTCTGGGCTTATATCTATACCCGAAACATTAGAACTATTGAAATCATCAATTCTACCAGTAGTACTAGTTACTCCATAATGAGATAGGTCTATTTCGCTACCTTTACCTGTTGCTGAACTTAAATCCCATGGTGTTCCTAAATCAATTCTTTTTATATAATGGTCAGTTGAGGTAGGGTTTGACGATGATACATCTACTAAAAATATATAATTTCCATCGGCTGATGGGCATGCTGCATCGATGGCAGTAAAACCATAAGGGGATGCATTTATAGCGATCGAAGCATTGTCATATGACATTGTTCTAATATCATATGGAGTGCTCATAGCCATCTGAATTAAAGTATCTGCCGTTCTGCCAACCAAGAATGCTTTTGTTCCAGTATCGTTTGTCCAAAATGCAATAGGATTGGTTTCATTTATTGGAGATTGGGGGTTGCTGGTTATAAATTGAAAAGAGTAGTAATCAGGCATGTTTGATGTTACCCAAGGACTATCTAGTGGAATTTTGTGAATTGTGGAATTTGAACCGAGGCCCCCTGTATTTTCTGCCGCTGTGTTGTTACCGTCAATAATCATATATATATTGTTTCCAGATGAATCAAATGTCCAACCTTGCCAATATGTCACTGGCCCTTGTGTATATCCAGCCGTGTCATAAACGACTGGGCTGCCGCTGAGAACAAATATTCTTGGGTCCATTCCAAATGAACCAATTTTTGCAAATCTATTACTGCTTTTTACTATTGTTGATATATCATATCCAGTTGTTAGTTCATAAGAATGAATTCCGTCCAAGGTGGAATTTCCTATGAATAATCTAGTACCATCAGAATTGAATTCTATTCCTCTCGCTCCCATGGTTGTATATGACATGCCTTCCGCAGTTGTTAAACTCACAACAGTATCTGCAGCAACTGAAAAATCTAATGTCCAAGGAGTTGATAAGTTCCATTGCCAGAGCATATCTGTTGATGTGCCTGTCATATAAAATTTGGTTCCATCTGGGCTAAACTGAAGGCCTGTTATCCCTGGCTCTGCCAATGTTGTGGAATCGGGGTGTAAAAATCCTGTAGTTCCGTCATAAGATGTTTCTATCTGTACAAATGTCATTGTACTTATATCGCCAGGAGTAGAAAGACTCCACTTACAAATTCGATCATTATTTGTGTCATAAATCCAAACAGTAGATAGGTCGGGTTTCCATGTCCATGCGGCCAAACCCGACCCTTGATTTGCAGATATATCGATACTTTTAATTGGATATGGGCCATAATCAGCACTACGCCTGAAAGTTCTAATATCATATGCAGTTTCTAATTCGAATTCTACTATTTCTGCATTACCAGAATTTCCTAAGTACATTTTAGTTCCATCAGAATTAAGTTTTATTAATCTTAAATTATCATATGAGGCGGAGTATAATTTAATATTCTTTAGTGTGTCTAATGTTACTGAACTCAAATCATCTTCTGCGGCAAGATGCAACGTATTTAAAGTATCTTTGCTGCTATCAAATACTATGAGCGTGGAGTAATTTCCACCCCAGAAAATGTTCCAAGGCGCTAGGAAATGATTGGCATCCAGTTCATATCTGGCCGAATAGGTTTGAGTTGTACTAATGTCATATGGTGTTAACACTGGATATCTATAAATCCAGTCGCTGCTAGTTCCTCTTAATGCTATATACCATGCCGATCCATCTGAGTTCCATATATTTACCGAATAAGAATTACTAGAGCTTGAGGATAGGCCATATTGTTTATCTGGAACTAAAGTAGTAATATCCCAAGGAGTTGTCAATTCCATAGAATATAGTGTGTCGGGGGTTGCACTGTTCATATAATCCAGTCTAGTTCCATCAGATGAAAAATTCATGTTTATATTCGCGTTTGCTGGTAATGCTGGACTCGTTGGTGAGTTTGCCGAATCAAACTTTATTAAATCTTCTAATGACCATGCAGTAGTTAGATCGAAAGATCTAATTATTTTTGGATCGCCATCAGTTGCCCAATAGAATCTTGTTCCATCTGCTTTGAAGGCAAAGGTTTCTGGCCCATTATCGGGGCCAAATGTTACCGTAGCTATACTGCTTGATTGAATTGCAGTAGACACATCCCATGGAGTAGAGAGACTATATTCTACAATCGCATTGGAGACTGGGCCGCCATGCCACATCTTAGTTCCATCTGGTTTGAAGAAAATTGTGCCGGTGGTCTCGCTCATTAAAAATGTGGATTGGCTCCTGAGCCCATGTCGAGAATAATTTGTTATAAGATTTGTGTCTGCTAGATTTATCGAAAATGTTAAAGAAAATGATATATCCTTGGTCTTTGTATATACTCCATCTGTTACAGTAAATGTTACGGTAAAATCTCCTTTATCTGCTTCGCTGGTGCTTGGAGTTATAGTAAATACATTATCAGACTGAGATATCGTTGCAGTATTTCCTATACCAGATTCGCTATATGTCCATGTTAATGGAAATCCGTCTGGGTCAGTTGATATAAGAGTTAAAACTGTGGGCGTTCCAACATCACTAAGGAAATATGCATCATCAACACCAGAAATATCACTAATTGTACTATTAGAAATTTGCGCTACATTCCACCATGCCGAGGATTTGTACATATATAAAAAATTTGTGGAAGATATAAGTGCCATATCTCCATCACTATTTCCGCTCATTGGTAAATTTTCGATAGATGTGTATACACTTACACCCCCACCACCACCGATTACACCAGAAGTGCCACTAGAATCAATCTGTGTGTCCAGTGATCCACCTTCCGACATTAATTGTGATAATTTTCTTGCTCTAGACGCCGGCATTTAAATTAAACCTTTTTCTTTTAGTTTCTCTCTATTTATCATATGAAGTTCTGTCAATTTATCTTTATTCTCTGCATTATAAGGAACTGCATGATGATTTTCTAACATTACTGTAGAAACACTCTTTGTTGAGAAATTATTTTTATCATCTTTGTGTTCTATGATAAAGTCTCCAAGAATTCTTCCAAACTTCCCTGTCTTGTCTTTTTGTGTTTTAATGATTTGCATTGATCCAATAGGAAGCAATCCCTTCAGATATTCCTTTGCAGCCAATCCAAATACTTTTTCTTCTTTGTCTCTTGTGCGTGATTCTGGAGTGTCTATTCCAACAATACGAACACGCTCTTTGTGCATCCATACGCCAAACCCTAAATCGATGTCAACATCTACTGTATCACCATCAACAATTCTTAAAATTTTACATTTATATTCATATGCCATTTTTATTCCTCTAAATTGAACATCTCCATGAGAACTAACTGGAAAGAAATCTACGGATTGATTACTGGTTAACTACCCGACACCCATATACTTAATACATGATCTGATGCCCAAGGAATATCTTCACTCGTACCTGGCTGCGATTTCCATGAACCAACATTAGAATAACCATAACTGGTGCTGTTCCTATAACCGATATTTGGACGAAATGTACTCGCGCCACTTGGGCCATGATAACCAGTGGCAATATGCCATTCATCGCTATTTACATTACCGCCGCGATTGTTCATAGAAATATATGGCTTAAATGTAGATCCACTTGTTATTTGCCAATGATCTCTATTTTGACCAGACGAATAAGTACCATCTTCCCAATTTACAGCCGGCGCCAATCCCATCCAATAGTTATGAAAGGCAGTTTTCAAAGCTGTATTTGGCATGTGTGCTGGAGTATTTAATGGGTATATCGTATTTCCTTCAGCGTCTTGTTGTGTTACATTAGAATTGGCCGCAACTCCATCTGCAGTTTTTGAACTTTTTGCAGTAATTAAAACTCCATCACATGTAAATGCAGGCCCAAATAATAAAACCCCCACATCTTTTGCATAATCTAATCCACTTGATGTATTTGCAATCCCACCTAAAGAACCTTGTGCATTTCTATTTCTTAAACCATACTCTGAACCATAATTTATAGAACCATTCCATCCAGTATTTGATGAGCCGGTAACAAGAAAATGAGTATCTATGCCGGTGTTCCACGGCCAATTCAGATTCGACCCATTATATGGATCACCATCGGCAAAAAATGCCATTTCAAACCATCCCTTGCCACCATAAGATGCATACCTAACTTGAAATACATTTCCACCAGCAATATCGTCATGTTGAAAATTCACCAAACCATCAGGCGAATTAGCATTATATGGCTGTGATGGATTTGAATAGTTCGCAATTAAAGATACCGTTGTACTCTTTTTTATTGTTGATATTCCATCATTTGCTTTTGATCTAAAAATAAAACTACCTGCATTACTAATATCTGTTGTTGGCGTAAAAGTATATGATCCATCGTTGTTATCTACAATCGATGCTTGAACAGGATTCGCTGGATTAGTATCATATGAATAAGTTACTGGAAAAGAATCTGGGTCAACAGCAACACCAGTAAGAGTACTTGTGGTGCCGTCTAAATTTAATACATGCTCATCGGGTGGTTCAGTAGTCCATTCTATACTTTCTTGTGCTCCAGAATATATTCTATCCCATTCAGAACCATCCCACACATATAATGTATTGGTGTCCTGAGCAAATGCCAAATCTCCTTCTGAATTTCCTGAAGAGGGAAACGCTGCAGTGTTGGCGTAAGAAGTTGTTGCTCCAGCACTGCTATTGTTTGTAACATATGTCTGTACATAAGATTCAGTTGCCATTGGATCTGAAATATCTTGTCTTATTAAATTTGACGCTGTTGGTTGATGAAAAACAATATCAACTTCATCTGAAAGTGTTAGTGCAGTATCAAAAGTTATTGAGGTTCCATTTGTAGCTGTCACATCTTGAGGATTTAACATGACACCGTTTACCGATACAATCACAGCAGCTGATGGATCATAACTCACATTATGAACCGTTTGTCCTGCTGTCGCAACAAATGTAGAACGAGATGTAGAAGCAACAATCTGATCTTGTTTTTTAAGCAACCAATATCCTCTGGTCGAATCAAAAACAAAGATTTGTCCATTTTCTGTATGAGTTTGTCCATTCACAGGACTTGCTGGAAATGTTATGGCCATGACTTACCTTTATAATGTGTTCGTTCTATTTATATAAATAAAACATACTAATATTTTTAGTGGAGAACTAAATGATACTATCTATAACTTTATTAATAGTTGCGATTGCTTTATCCGTAGTTGCCGCATATTATTCTATTGCCGGCCTGATCACAATTTTTGCTGCGGCAGTGATTCCTGTCATTGTTATGGCATCTGTTTTGGAAGTCGCCAAGGTTTTAACTGCTGCATGGTTATCGCATAATTGGAAGAGAGTTAACTTTTTCCTTAAAACATACTTGACATTCTCAGTCGTAGTACTTATGTTAATAACCAGTCTTGGAATATTTGGATTTCTATCAAAGGCACATATCGAACAGACTTCTAGTGGTAAAGAGAATGTTGCACAAATAGAAATCACTGAAAAAAGAATAACTCGGCTCGAAGAGGATATCGTTGATTTTGAGAATCAAATAGAAAAAATAGAAAATTCAAATGTCTCTAAAAATAAAGATATTGCAAAAGAGATAGAAAAAGAAGAACAGAGAATTGAAGATGCGCTTGCAAATTATCAAAGACTTGTGGATGAACAGAACGAAATTATAACAGCATCTACAAAGAAACTGGATTTAATCGACAGGTATTTAGAAGAACAAAACATTAAAGCTTTACAAACTTTGGTGGGAACTACTCCAGATGGACAATATGGAAAGAATACTGCTAAAAAAGTTACTGAATTTAGAGAAAAAGAGGAACAGAAAGCAGAAGAAGTTGTTACATCCGCTAGACAAAGAATTAATGAATTGCGTGATAATCAGAGTGAAGAGAGAAGATTGAGTAATGATCTGATTGATAGACTGAGAAAACAGATAAGTTTAGATGATTTGGATGAGGATGACAAGGCTAGAATTTCAAACATCAAGAAAAACATATTGTCATCAGAAGAAGAACTTACTGTTTTGAATAATATAAAGTTTGAATTCGAAAAAGAAGTGAGAAAATTAGAAGCAGAAGTCGGCCCAGTAAAATATGTTGCGGAAGTTCTTTATAGTGATGTTGATGAAAATGTTTTAGAAGATGCAGTCAGATTTGTAATTCTTTGCTTAATTTTCGTTTTTGATCCACTTGCAATACTTTTAGTTATTGCCAGTTCGTCTTCTATATGGTATTATAGAGGAATCAATAAAGGAGAGAATCTAACCCATCTGACAGAAGAAGATTTTAAAAAAGACCAAGCTATCCCACCATATGGTATGGATATGATGGAAGACAAAGTAAAAAAAAAGCCAAACCTCAATGATACAATTGAGAACTGGACAAACGAAAAGGTTGAAAACCACGATAGATTAGAATAGGAGTATCGTATTGGGAAAAGTTAAGTTAGTTAGTTATACCAAATCGGCAGAAGATTTGGATGAACAGGGCGTGGAGACATTACAAGATTTGGTAGCATACTGCGCCAAAGTGTCTAATCCTTCGAGTCAAATAAACAAAAAAACAAGTGAAAAACTTATCAAATATTTGATCAAACATGCACATTGGTCACCCTTGGAAATGGTTGATGTGACAATGGAAATAGAAACCACTAGAGATATTGCACATCAAATGGTTCGCCATCGCAGTTTTTCTTTTCAAGAATTTAGTCAAAGATATGCAGAACCCAAAGAGATGGGAGAAATGTTTGTAAAGAGGGAATGTAGATTACAGGACACTACAAATAGACAGAATTCTATTGAAATTGAAACTGATCCAAGTCTTGTGCAAAATATTAGCCATCAGGAATTAATTGCAGAATGGAATAGAAGACAATCTGGCGTTATTGAAACCGCACGAAAGGCATATGAATGGGCGATTGAAAGTGGTATTGCAAAAGAACAAGCTAGGGTTTTGCTTCCAGAAGGATTGACAAAGACTAGATTATATATGAAAGGTAGTATGCGTAGTTGGTTGCACTATATTGAATTGAGAAGCGCAAATGGTACGCAGAAAGAACATATGACAATTGCAAAAGAGTGTGCAGAAATTGTTTCTGAGATATTTCCTATGATATGGACAATCAAAGGCATAGAAAAGTAAATTCAGCCTCTCTTTTTCTGTTTTTTTATAAATAGGGGAAGAGAGGAATAATTATGGATTTTCTTAGTTTAGTAGGTGACGTAGGTTTCCCGATAGCATCAGCTCTTGCTGGTGGTTTTTTCGTTTTTCTAACACTAAAATTCATCTTGGCTGGTGTCTTAGACGATATCCGCACCCAAAGAGGATTCGTAAAGTCTCTTGATAATAGAGTAAAAACGATGAACAACGAACTTTTGAGAATAGATATATTGATGTGTCGTTCATTCAACATTCCATTACTGCCCGCTGATTTGAATCGAATTTCTAGGGCAGATGGACAAAAGGATGCTAGAAAGGATTAAACATGTTGTGGAAAGATTTACTATTAATGAAATTTCAAAATGGTTTTCGCATTTTGACAAATAAAGATCCAGATGATAAATTTTTTGTTATTGATGATGTAGAATTACAAATAGGTGATATATACAAAGTCGGGCCAAATGGATACTTCGAAAAGATTGGTGCTGAAAATGCTTTGGATTGAATATGCAATAGAACAGGCAGGTAGAAACTGGAAAGTGAAAGGCGATTGGCCAGGAGAGGTTATGGGATTGGACAGCCAAGGCAATTCCAAAGAACATTATCTTTATAAGCCAGGCGATGTTTTCAGAGTTAATGATGACGGATGGTTAGTAAAAGTCATGGATGAAAATGGAGCTGTGAAAGACTAATGGAAGAATTTGATATTGCTGCTGCAATTGGGCAATATGGATTTCCTATTATTGCAGCATTAGGCCTTGGCTATTTCATATTTTACATTTGGAATTGGGTGACTCAAGAAGTCGATCCAGTCATAGAAGAATCTCATATGACATTAATTGGATTAATTGATAGAGTGCGTATGTTGGATAATGACCTTATAAGACTTAATACAAAACTGAATATGATACTCGCTCAGCAAGGAACTGAAATTCCTAAAGACGATGAAGTAGAACAGATAATTAAAAGTCAGAAAGAAAAATAAAAATGAAATATTTTATATTTACCATATTTTTACTTTTGCCAATATCAATCAACGCATCAGAGATGACATGGGGATTTAAAAATCCAGCATTCCATTATGGAAATGGATATTCGACTCATGTTTTGAGTGTAGAACAGTTGGGGCACAATCGTAAAGAAGACATAAGAAAAGAAGCAGAATCTGAAGCTGCAAGAATTGAGAGAGAACTAGAAAATTCTACTCTCAATAAGTTTATTCGTAATATCGAATCTAGAATTTATGCTCAATTATCAAAACAGATGGTTGATTCTATGTTTGCAGATTGTATAGACACTTGTTCTAATACAGGAACTGCAGAAATTGAAGGATCTACAATTAATTGGGAAAAAGACACTGCTACAGATGAAATAACATTGACTATCACTACTGAAGATGGAACAGTTACAACTATCACTGTGCCCGGCGGTGGAGAGTTTGGATTCTAATGAAACTATATTTTATGATACCATTACTTTTATCTCTTGGTGGATGTGCAATGATGCCATCATTGGAAGTATTGAATGATTTGGACAAGTCGCCAACCATTCAAGAAAGTCCTATTGATTCTAGATTGAAAGATGTTCCCCCAATTGATGGAAAGAAGATAACAATCGCAGTATATCAATTTATGGACAAGACGGGGCAGCGAAAGCCTGGCGATAACATTGCAAACCTTAGTTCTGCAGTTACACAAGGTTCAGAGGTTTGGGTGATTAAGGCATTGCAAGATGTTGGCAATTCACAATGGTTTGAGGTTGTCGAGAGAGTTGGAATGGACAATCTTATCAAAGAAAGACAATTGATAAGGAATACTAGAGAAATATATGAAAAAGACAGGGCAAACGGCCCAACAGCATTAAAACCTATGATTTTTGCTGGATTATTATTGGAAGGTGGAGTTGTAGGATATGACAGTAATACTGCAGTTGGCGGAATCGGCGGCCGGTATCTTGGAATTGGGGCCCAAACAGAATATAGAATAGATACAGTAACTGTAGTTATGAGATTAGTTAGCGTTAATACGGGCAAAGTTTTGATGAGTATTGCCACGGAAAAATCTATTGCAAGCTATAGATCGGGTGCAGATGTTTTTAAATTTCTAGATCTAGGAACAAAACTTGTAGAAACAGAAGCAGGATTTTCAGTAAACGAGCCTGTGAATTATGCAGTTCGGGCAGCGATCGAACAGGGAATTATAGAACTTGTCTATGAAGGTGTTGATAAAGGATTATGGAAATTTAAAACTACTAAAGGAAAGGAAAACAAATAATGTTGAAATATTTAATTTCAATGCTATTAGTTCTGACATTTATTGGAGCTCCATCATTCGCAAATGATATTTACATTACCCAAAGCGGTGACAATCTAGACTTGGATATAACACAGGATGGACAAGACAACGAATTTGGTGATAGCACTACTGATGCAAGTCTCACAGGAGATTTGATGACCTTCAGCATCACTCAAACAGGAAACTTTAATAAAATTGATATCGAAATCGATGGCAATAATTATACTGGTACTTGGGCCTTTACTGGAGACAGTAATATTGTAGATTTTACTTGTGACGCGACATCTGGTGTAAATTGTGAAACTGTAACTGCAAATATCACAACAAATGGTGATGACAACCAATTTGAAATCTATATTGGAGAAACTTCAGATTCGGAAGATCTAATTGCAAACTTCACTATTACTGGTGACAATTCTCAATTTATCAATAATATAGATGGTACTGATGCAAATGTGACAGTTGTTTCTAATAACTCTGCAAGCTTGGCAACAACTTCTGTTAACTCAGATGAAGGAAACGTGATTACATTAGACCTAGATGGAAATGGGGATGTAAATGGACATACAATTACATTGAATATCACTGGAGGCGGTAGTACATATAATGTCACGCAAAGCGGAATATATGATAACATGGTGGACGCAACATTTAATGGTGATTCACATGATGTCGATATTACGCAGTCTGACTAGTTTAGTATTATTATTTCCGACTATTGCATTTGGTTCTGCCGGAGAAATCGGTTCCTTTACTGGTAGTGGAGTTTTAGAAAGAAACAATCAAATTATCGATGGTGGCGCTGGTGTTGGTGTTCAGTCTATGGACACAGCAGTTACTGCAAAAGGTAGAATGAGAATTGATTTTATAGACGATACTAGAGTTGATATAACTGAACATGCAAGACTTCTTATCGATGATTTTGTATACGATCCAAATACTGGTAGAGGCAGTCTAGGCCTAAAAGCAACGCTGGGTACAGTAAGATATGCTAGTGGCCAAATTGCAAAAAATAGTAGACAGAGAGTAAATATTCGTACCCCAAGTGCAAAGATTAATGTAAGGGGTACAGATTTTATTATGGTTGTAGATGAAATTGGTGGCACAATGATTACTCTACTTCCTAGTTGTGATATTTCTGGTAGTTGTGTGACTGGAGAAATTATGGTAGAGAATGATAACGGATTTGTCATAATGAATCAAGCATTCCAATCTACAATTGTCAAACAATCTTGGACTCCTCCACTCAAACCACTACTATTAGAGCTTGAAGAGGGCGATATAACAAATCTTCTAATACTTAGAAAGAAATCTCCTTATGTAGAAGAAGAGGAAGAAATTGTTAAGAAAGCAAGAAAGATGTATGAATTTCTTGATATCGACTTCTTAGAATTTGAGGGTTTGGACGAAGATGCACTTGTAGATGATATAAAAAACATTTGGGCAACTGAACTAAATAATACGGATTTATATCTCCAAGAATTGCTTCATGATATGTTAGATCAACTAAACATTGCCCTTGCAGAACTTTTCAGAGATGAACTACAAAAACAAAATGAGGAATTTTTTGCAGAAAGAACTCTTGGCTATGATAGCAAAACTAGAATAACTTTAGAAAATCAAGACCCCAACTGGAGAGTTCAGAGAGAAGATACTTCTATAACTCATTACTTAGATTTAAAATTAAATCAATCATATGGGTATACTATAAATATGGAGCAACAAGATGACACGATTTATGACTATCGCCTTGGTGTTGGTAGCAACACTATTAATATCATCCAAGTCCAGTAGTAACGAAATTTATATCAGCCAAGTTGGTGATGATCTTACTTTGGAAGTACAACAACGTAGCGAAGACAACTATATTAGTTTTAATAGCACCGGCGACTCTAATGATATTACTATTCGTCAAGGTATGAAAGACGATGGCACCGTTGATTTAGACGAAACTGGTCAACACGAAGCATACTGGACTGTGACTGGTAATAATAACAATGTTGAAAGTTATCAAACAGATGAAAATAGAGGCGGCGGAGGCGGCGATCATCATCATTTGGCAAACATTGTAAATGGTGATAATAATAATGTATCACATACTCAAATGGGCAAAGCAGGACATACAGGATTTGTCGAAATACAAGGCGATAGCAACAATGTGTTGTTATCGCAAAGAGGAAACGGTGGACAAAAGTGGGCAGACATAGTTTTAACTGGCGATGGCCACAGTGTTGACAGTGACCAAAGAGGATCCGGCAGTGCCAATTTAGAACTAGATTTAACAAACAACGGCGGTGCATATAGTATAACTACGAATCAGAATACAAGTACAACACATAGGAGTTATAGTTTAACAGGCTCGTGTGTAACCTCAAGTGGTTGTGCAGTAACAGTTACACAGAATTGAGGATAGCTTACCATGAAAAAAGTTTTACTTTCGCCCATATGGAGTGTTTTATTACTTATATGTTTGACATGGATATATGTATTAAATCCATCTCTGATAGAAAGTATTAGATTAAGATACTTTGACACACTTATTATAAATCAACCAGTTCAAGATAATAATATTTACGCAATAAATATAGATGAAGATACCATAAATAAGTATGGTCAATGGCCGTTTCCAAGAGAAAACTATTCTGATATAATTATAGATTTATATGACAGGGGTGCTGGTTTAGTTGTCTGGAATGTGTTGATGAGTGAAGAAGATAGATTTGGCGGAGATGCAGATTTATCTATGACAATGACTCAGGTGCCAGTTATTTTGACCATGATAGGAACTGAGGAAAATAAAAATGAACCGTATAACCCTGGCGCTGGAATTATCAATAGTGACTATATGCATCTTATCCCAAGTATATCTGGGATCACAACTAATATTAATGTCCTCGAAACTAACGCTGTTGGCACAGGAATCGCAGACACATATCCAGAGATAGATGGTGTTACAAGAAGAGCTCCCCTAGTATTCGAAAGTAATGGTATTCTGTATCCAAATGTGACTATGGAAGTCATGAGAGTTATTGCTGGAGACCCATCATTTCAAATCAAACTATCTCCGCTAGGAGTTGATAAACTTAGAATACCACAGTTTGGAATTATTCAGACAAATGCACTTGGAGAAATCTGGATAGATTGGTCGCAAGGATATAAAACCGCAAGTGCGGTAGATCTACCAGAAGATTTAAATGGCGCAGTAGTATTTGTGGGTGTTACTGCTGGTGGAATTACACAACCAATTTCAACTGCGAAAGGTGGAGTCTGGCCTCATGAGATGCAAGCTGCAATGTTGGGAACCACATTCAATGATTCTAATATCTCAAGACATCCAGACGCCAAAGCTTGGGGAGAACTTGCTGCACTAGTTATTGCTGGTGTTTTATTGATCGCACTGTCGAGATGGACTTATATTGGATTGGGTTTCTTCGTATTAACATTGACAGGGTTTGTAGGTGGTTCAATCTACGGATTCGCACAGTACGGCCTCCTAATAGATGGCCTAACTATCTCTTTTTTATTACTTCTTTTAGGAACTTTTAGGTACTCAGTTAAGTTTATTAGTGAGTTTTTAGAGAAACAGGCAATTAAAAAGCAATTTGCTGGCTATGCTTCTCCAACAGTGGTTCGTATGTTGCAAGAAAATCCTTCACTTATTAAAGATGGCATGAAGAAAGAGATCAGTATATGTTTCTCAGATTTACGTGGATTTACTCCATTAGGAGAATCCTTTGGTGATGATGTAAAGGGGTTGACAAAGATTATGAATGGCTATATGGATGCCATAACACAACCCATACTTGATGCTGATGGTATGGTAATTAAATATATTGGTGATGCGTCAATGCATGTGCATAACGCTCCTATAGATGACCCCAATCATCCGCACACTGCAGTTCAATGTGCTTTAGATATGTTAAAGGCCGTAGAGAAATTTAATGATAAAATAACTGCAGAAGGAAGACCTCCAGTTGGTATGGGAGCAGGTATTAATACTGGATTGGGATATCTTGGAGAGATGGGAAGTACTCAGAGACATTCTTATGATGTTCTTGGAGACAGTGTATCAACTGCAGCAAGAATAGAAAGTAAATGTAAAGAATATGGAATGGTCTTACTGATTGGCGAGGCAACCTATGAGAAGACTAAAGATGATTTCTTTTATCTGAAACTAGATGATCTAGCAGTAAAAGGTAAATCCATAGGGATTAGTATATACACTGTTTTAGATGATGTCAAGAGTAATTGGGATAAATTTTTAAAAATTCACAGAAATATGTTGAAGTTTTATAGAAATAAACAGTTTGACAAAGCTATAGAATTGTGTAATATACTGACAGGAGAATTTGATAAAAAGATGGATGGATATTATGAAATGTGGATTGAACGATGTGAGTATATGAAAACGCAAGACCTACCAGAAGATTGGAATGGCGTCTTCATTGCTACTACCAAGTGAATTAATTGATGGTTTCAGATTATTATAATTTTAAGGTGTATAAAAATAAGTTTTGCCGAAGTGATCGCCATACCAACCAGTGGGGGCCCCATTCGCGTAATAGAAATGAATTGGTGCGCCGACGCCTAGAGTATAAGAGTCGCCGGATATACACAGCCCTTGGCCAAACTTCGCGCCGTGTTGTGGGCCATTAGGGTCCGATATAGAACTGAGATCGTCTGGATTTGATATTTTATCTACTTCCACAAAACTTCCCGATCCGTTTTTCTGAAAAACATGAAACCCACCACCTTCTAGATATTGGCTATTTTCCGCTTGTGGTTTACCTACAACAATAACAGTTCCATTGTCATCTATTGTAACTCTTGTTCCAAATCCATCATTCGTACCCAACGAGCCAGATGGAGTTAATGCTACTCCAGAATCCCATGAAGTTCCAGTTCTTGTAAACACCCATGCCTTTCCATGCATATTATGGCTCGAGCCGTTGCTTGATGCCCCACCATCACCAATCACTAGAATATTACCATCATTAGTGCATGATATTGACCCAAACGCGCCCGTATTCAATCCACCAAATCGATTGGAATGCCAGATACCCGCCGGAGAATCTATTTCTGTTTGAAGGCTCCAACTCGTTCCACTTCTTGTGTATATTTTAACAGATGGTGCAGCGGATTGGGCCCTCTCATTGGAATTCCCATTGCCCGCGCCTCTTGTTATAAAAACAGTATTACCATCACCAGAAATCGCTACTCCGTTTCCTTGGTAATCATAATTGTAATCGCTTTCAAAAGTTATTTCTTTTGCCCACGTTGTTCCAGTCCTCTTATATATATGTGCTTGTCCACGATTAGTTCGATTTCCTGCCGTGACTCCTGCGTGTCCAACAACTAGTCTTTCGCCTAATTTATCCATACTTATACATCCACCATAAGTGGGAAAATTTAATGCATGTAAATAATTTGTTTCAGCAGCTATAACAGCTTCTCTTGTTGCAGTTGTACCGCTTAGTGTATATATTATTACATTTCCTGCGCGATTTGAATCATCTCCTGAAGTACTACCATACACAGCAGAGATTGCAACTCTTGTGCCATTTGCGTCCATTGCAACTGATGTTCCTAATCTACCTCTTTCATAATTATCAGCATATGTGATATGAGTTGGACTTCCCCAACTAGCACCAGACCTTGTGAATATAGACCAAGCACCTTCATTGTTATTGCCAGTTGATGGATTGCCCACAATCATTTTATTTCCATCTTCAGATAATGCTATATCACTGCCCTGACTTGTAGCATCCCATCCAAAGGCGGAATAACTATGCTGTAACGACCCAGATGACCAATCGGCTGAAAATGAAAGAGTAAACGAACTTGGAGAAGTTTCTTGATTTTCTCCATTGGTTGCAATGAAAGATACAGTAAACTCACCAGCATCAGAATTATTAGTAGATGGTGTTATCGTAAATACATTGTTTACATTAGTGATCGTAGTTCCACCCAAAGATCCTGATGTAACTTGATGACTCCATTGCAAAGGAATTCCATCTGGATCCGAACTTGAAAGAGTGATTGATAAAGGGGTTCCATCATTTGCAAGTTCATATGTTGCTGCATTTCCAGTAACTGCTGTGATTGGATTGCTTATCAATGCAATATTATACCAACCTGTTCCATTAAACAAATATAATTTATTGTTCTCTGCAACATATGCTTGTGTTCCAGTATTTACTCCAGATGTGGGTAATTGTGATAATAGATTATATGCGCTCATTGCTGGTGCTGAAGCTTGTTCTTGTGTTTCAATAGAATTATCAGAACTATCTAGAAACTGAATTGTGTTTCCAGCACCTTTTTTCATTTTAATAGGATTTCCTGTTCCATCATCAATAGTTACTTCTTTTGCTTTGATAGTTCTTGGATTTCCAGAAGTATCTCTGATATCAATACCAGTACCATCATCGGATATTTTACTGTCTCCGATAACAGCAGTATTTCCACTCAGATACAAATCTTTGAATCTATTTGTAGATGAACCTAAATCGTGTACAATATTTTGATCTGGTATCAAATCTCCAGTGATTGTGGAAAGAGTTGTGACTGTGATTGATGCAGGGTTTAGAACTTGTTTGATTGCTCCTGCAAGTCTTGCGACATCATCAGCTGATGCAGAACCAACCAACGCATTTGCTCTTGCATTGATTGCATCTTCTAAAGACTTGTCTTCTCCAAGATTTAATGCCTTTACTGCTCTTGCAAGAGAAACTAATTCATTTACATTTGCTGTTGGAATACCATTCACAATCTTAGTTTTGAGTGCTGAGATTGATGTGGATAAATCACTATCTGCCATTGTACTTCCTTATACCGTTGTTTCGCCAGCAGTAGAGTCCGCTAATTTACAGTTTGTATTTGGAAATTCTCTTGGCGATGGCCCGCCCCAAATAATTCTCACACAACCTGGCCCTCTACCTGCATAAGCCTCGTTTCCGTTACTGTGTGCGCCCCTACCATCTCCAACATGTAGGTTTATAACTTCGCCCGGCGTTACAGAGATATTATTTCCATATGCAAGGGCGCCGCCTCCTCCACCAACTGAATTGGATGGGTTTCTGTTTGCACCACCAGCTCCGGCTCCGTAAAGACC